TAATAGCAAGTTCAATATCCTTAGGAATACACTTAAACGAAATCAACTTTGTATTCATTTCATAACGGTCTCTAAGACATTGTTCATCGATCCATTTATCGAGATTTTCATTTATAATATTCAATGCTTTTACAGGACCAACACCTCTTTTAAGACCTGGAATATTATCGCCTTTATCACCGAGAATAATCTTTACAAGCAATTCCTGTTCAGGATTAAAGCATTCGATAAATTCATGCTTTACGCCATCGAATTGACGATAATTTCGGAATTGATAGAGCTGGTAAAAATCTTTATCACCAGAAACATTGATAATTTCCCATTCTGGTTTATTCTTCACTATAACTGCTATGATATCGTCAGCTTCACTTCTGGGAATTTTCATGAACTGAATATTGCCAAAGCACTTTTGTAATTTTTCAAGAAATTCAGCAAAGACGGGAAAGAAAACATCGAAGTTAACAACTGATGCTTCTCTCTTTGCAGCTCTGTTAGCTTTATATTCTGGATAGATTTCTTTTCTCCAGCTTTCTGAATCTTCTACGACAATAACCTTATCTGGATTATTGTCCTTGATGACTTTCATAAACGATGATAAGAAAGTCATTTTAAATTCTCTGAATTTCGTCTCTGTTGGACTCGGTATCTGTGCAAACAGACATCTCATCATGAGATTTGAAATATCAAATATCAATACTTTCATTATATGTTTCCTTATTTTTACACTTAAATATAGAAAAGTATTGCAAAATGCAATACTTTGTAAAAATAATTTAATTTTTCTTTAATATAAATCTGAGTCTTTATGTTCGTAATATAGTCCTTTCTTTTTACGTTCTTTTCTTTTTTCTTTAACGTAATCTCGACTTGATTTTAAATGTCTATAGCAATATTTGAGACATTTTCCCATCTTAATCAATAGTTTATGAACTATAAAGTGTTCCTTTATAGTTAGCTCAACGAGATTTGATTTTTTAGAAGAACCGCCCTCGCTTCGAGGAATGATATGATGTTTTTCTACTTCTAATATTAAATTGTTATCTCGTTTCTGTGCTCTGTAAATAATATCCCAATATATTTTTTGATAATCCATTAAAAACCTTTGTTTCCAGGTGCAAGAATAAAATCTGTATTAACTTTATTTTCATTAGTTATTACAAATTCTGGTGATACTTCTAAGTATTTCGGTATGTATTGATTTTTAATTCTGTACGCATCGAATACTCCCTTTCTATTATAACATCTGACTCCTTGAACTATATTTGTATAAAGATTATATAAATCTTTAGTTCCAAGTATAATTCGTTTGTCATTACCGTTGGTTATGTCATAATAGTTTATCATTCTTTGCAAAATATACTCCTGTACACGTTTATTAAAATAATGGAAATTAACTGCCCAAAAACAATTTATATTATTTTGGTCTGGTGCAAAACAGTAAATTACAGGTGCTCTATCATAACCTTCTTTTTGTGCTTGTTCTGTCATTGCATCATAATATATGATATAAAAATATCCGTTTACTATATTATTAGTACGGTCACATTCATTATCATCTATTGCTATATGTAATTGGTCTTTTAACATTTATATATTTATAAAATAACAAAAAACGGGCCGTTTTAAAGCCCGTAAAAATTTAATTCTATATTTTACTGAATTGTTCTATCTATTGTCTCAGTTAAATCTTCTTTATTTTCGAGCTGTAACTCAATTTGTTCATATTCGAAAGTAACGACATAAGTAACATTATCAGCAGAACCATATTGCAATGATAACTGTGCCAAATTATTTGGAATAGCATGTTTGAATTTCATCTTTGAAATAATCTTGTTATTATTGTTCAAAGAAATTAATTCGATTGCATCGATACAGTCCATACGTAAAAGTTCTTCACCTTTTGCTGTAGTTTTTCCACATGCTTCACCAAAACGCATCCAATAAATCCAGCAATAGAACAAATAATAGTTTTGCATATTTTCATCGAGCATAAACTCAATATTCATAGTCTGCAAATCTCTTGCACCTATTGGATTTGGGTGTAACTGTCTTTCATGCTGATAACGAGTATCAAGCATTGGAATAGAAAAATCTGGAACACTTACATTCTTTACATAGTTGTCCAAGATATGAGTATCAAGATCATAATTCGTCATATTAACAAGATTTGAAAAACGAATTATAAACTTGTTATTGGTAAAATCATTAATTTGTGTTGTAATTCCTGCCATATTTTTATTTATATTAAAAAACCAGGCTTTTAACCTGGTTTTTAATTTTATTTTTTAATGTCTTGGAAAATAAGATGATCTGTTAGCTTACCTTCAAATGAAGTAGTATTCTGAATTATATTATTAGAATAAGTGCTCATAAATTTTATGAATTCTTGAGAAGCACGGTCTGAAGCTCTTATTACAAGAGTGTTTTCATTACGTTCCCATTTAAATTCATTTTCTTTAGCTTTCTTTGCAGCAATACTCATAACTTTATCCCAAACGTTATAATATATTTGTACAAGACCAGCTTTAGCACGTTGTTTCTTATCTTCATCAGATATATAGCTATTAATAAATTTATCAACTGTAATCTTATTTAATTTTTCGAACTTCTTTCCAGTAAATTTAATACCGCCTTTTTCATTTATAATTTCAACGATATTCTTAATTACTTCTTCGCCAAGCGGATTAGCAGAACTTGCACCAGCTCTTGCTTCATTCAACATATTGATAGAACGTAATAAGCTAGATTTAAATACATTTTTGAACGATTCCGTTGTAGTTTCACCTTCTGTTGTAGCTGGTTCTGTTTCAGTTGCTTCAGGTTCTGTAGATGTTTTTATTTCAGTTTCGCTAAATGAACCAATAAATCTTGCACCTGCTAATAATGAACCTAAACCGCAATTAGTAAATAACTTTTCTGGAACAAGCTTTAATTCTAATTCCTTAGTAATAAAGCCTAATTTTTCTTCATACTTATCAGAGAAGAGAGCAATCAAATTACTTGGATTACATAATTCCTTAATCTTGCTAACGTCACCACTTGTGAATTTAACTCTTTCAGGAGCACCATTATTAAATTCAAAGAATTTAGTGAGATTTTCAATATTAGAAATCTTTTCCTTAATAAACTTACAAGATTCTTCTTTGCGAGAGTAGAAATTAATTGTAGTCTTGTCTGGAATAGAAATACCTTCGAAATTATCACTAGTCTTAGCTGCATTTATAACTCTGTCAATAAATGAGCTAACCGCTGCTCTATTATCTTCCTTAGAAATAGCAGTAATAAAGTCAGTCTTTATTGTAGCACTAAATTTATACAATTCAAGAATGTCTTTATACTTTTCTTTAATCAATTTAATAACATGTGCTCTAGCAAATAAGGTATTCTTAAAGAATTCTGTCATTGCTTCATCACTACCATCACCTGGGTATTTCAACTCTAATCCATCAACCTTACCAAGTAACTGATAATGTTGAGACATCTTCTTGTCATATTTCTTACGTTCCTTTGCACCTTCTGGACCAGTCTGATTCATCTTTTCAGCAAGATCTTCAGCAGTATCTTTATCCTTGAAATAAAGGTTAAGTCCATAAGTCTTTGTTGGAATAAAACCAATATAATCACTGATCTTAGCAACTTGCTTTAGTGCATCACCCAATTCATTATTAATTTTCTTAGCAATAGCAGTATAGCATTCATCAATATTATGAATCTTGTCGCTATTTACGATTTCTCTGATTAATTCATCATCAATCTTCAATGGAACCATGTAAACAGAAACTAAGTTACCACGTTCAGACTTTTCGTAAATTTCCTTCAACTGTTTTTCAACCTTACCACTTAATTCAGCGACAGTAGAATCAACAATTTTGTATTTATCAATGTCTGCTATCATATCATCAAAATTAGGTTCTTTAGTCATGAACAACTTATAAAGGACACTTCCTTTGCGGTCTTCTACAATATCGTTCTTATAATATGTTTCAGGCACAATATCAAGCTTCTTGCTTAGAAGAGCAATTTCTGGATCACGTTTTACAGAGTCAATAAAACGTTCAGCATAAGCTTTAGGATTAGATTTAGGTCCTTTAAAGAAAACAAACTCTAATTCTGTAGTTCCGCTTTGATTAATTGCTGCTAATGCAGAACCAGCATCTTGGAAAATTAAATCTTTAGAAATTCTACGACACGCAAAAATCATATCAAATATGAGTTTAGCAACTCTACCACGTAAATCTTTCTTAAATCCTTCTGCACCCTTATCAGCTAATGTCTTAGCTGCAGCAGCAGCAGTTGTAGAACCAGATTCAAGTGCATTAATAAGTGATTTTGTCATAATGTCGGCAACTTCTTTGTCACCAAAATTGATAGTTACACCATAACACTGATATTTCTTATTATCACCAAAAAGTTTTTCGCTAAGTATTTCTTCAGAAGGAGATCTTGAATACTTATTTTCAGCCGCTTGCTGATTCAAGTATGATTTAAATGTGCCTTTCATTATATTTCCTTTAAAGTTTTATTTTTATATTATTTATAATAAAAAACCAGCATTCAACATGCTGGTCATTTACTATTCATATCTGAGTTTTTGCTCTCTTTCTAATCGCTGCGTAAATACTGCACGATTTTTATCAATCCAGTTGATAATATCCAAGAAAGCCTGCTTTAAAGTGAAAGGTTCTACCAATGTTCCCTTTGGCAAGTCTTCATCTCTAATATCCATTGCCCAAGAACCTGAATCAAATCTGAATTTTCTCTTATCAATCTGGTCCCTGTAATATCTGCACTGGTCGATAGCCCAATCTGGATAACGTTTGACTGTATCAACACAATGCTTCAGCAAAGGGTTATAATTTGGATTATCCATCAAGCTTTCAATACTTCTGCTTGTAATACCCTGGTTAATTACGTAAAATCTGACGATTTGTACTACTGGTCTAATCATATATACCTCACTTATAAAAAATAAATATACGCATGGTCTAAAAGCCATGCGTCTTGTTCAATGTTATAAAGTATATATAATTTTTGGAAAATGAAATTTGTAATTATCCGTAAGTAGATCTCATAAGATTAAATTCACGTTTTAATGCATCATAAGCAATTTCTAATTCTTTTAAATCACCTAATATGTATTTTTCGTTATCCCATTCAATAAAAGATTCGCCAAACCATGTATCATCTCGTTGATGTCGAGTATTATCAAATTTCCAGATATTTGGAAATACTATATGACCAGTCATATGATGTGGCATTCTACCAATACGTGGTTTCTGCGTTGTCCAACACCAATATTCATCAATATATAAACAAATTGCAGGAATTATAATTCCTTTATATTCTTTATACCATTCTTCAAAATAATCTGAATTTACTACCCAATCATTAAGCTCTGATATTTTTTCTTCTTTAATTTCAATATTTCTAGTACTATATCTACAAACACCTAACGTTGGATAATATTTGGCATATATTGAAAAATCTGAAGGATCTCCGCCTTCAGTATCACTTAAATGCCAAGGAATACCAAATGTATTTTCATTACTATAATCTCTATATGTATGCCATTGTCCACCATGATTATGATGAATAATTAAATATGGCATTGGACCATTAACATCTTGGCTACGTTCCATTTCTCTAACATATTCATCTTCTTTAGTATGAGTGCGAATAGGTGTTTTATATGGATTATAGTCTCTAAAACAACAATCATAAGACATTATTCTTACTCTACCTTTATTTTAACGGTTTTCTCAACATATTCAACGTTTGCCTTCTTATATGCACGATACTTTTTCCAGTAATCCTTTGTATCTTCAAATAATACATAGTACCAGCCACGCTTGTCCAGTTCAATTTGCAATGCATACATTTCGTTTTGGACCTTTTTACTAGCCCAACCCCAACCGCGTTCACGATATTTGTCTTCAATGGCATAGACTTTATCCCATAGTTCCTTGTCTTTGCCAGTCAAATCTTTAATATAGAATTCTTCTTCGTAATCGGTATCATGGAAGGTGTAATTTGCTACAGCAGAGATATGATGATCACTCATTTCTCGACCATTATGCTTATGGACATATTCAAACTCATACCAATAATTCTTTGGTAATGCCTTATCAAAATCCTCCCTAATCGGCTTTTCATCCATATAATGCTTTGCTGATTGGATAGAAGAATAACCCATGCCAGCTTTGTCTAAGCTAACACCTTTATACATTGGAAAAATACGTTTCATTAGAAAGCTGCCTTAAAATTATAAACTGGTTTAATAATCTTTTTAATAGAACAAGTAGGTTCAATATTTGCTATGATTTCTTCCATCGGCTTATATGCCATAGGAGACTCATCAATCGTCGCAGAACTGACGCAGGACGTGAAAATTCCCTTCATAGCATCTTTATACTCCTTCATAGAAATTGAGTTCTTAGCATCACTTCTGGTCATTAAACGACCTGCACCGTGAGGAGCACTGAAATTCCAATCCGGATTTCCCTTACCTACACAAATCAAAGAACCGTCTCTCATATTCATAGGAATAATCACACGTTCTCCTTCTTGTGCAGAAATAGAACCTTTACGAAGAATCATATTCTTAAGATCAATATAGTTATGGATAGTTTCAAACTTTTCCAAAACCTTAAATCCCATTTCCTTAACGATTACATCAAGCATTGCAGCACGATTCATAACTGCAAACTGTTGGACAATTTCCATATCATGCAAATAACCTTGCATGTGTTCACCTGTCAAATAAGACAAATTCTTAGGAACAGAAAAATGGTCATAATCTTTCATCAATTCCTTGATTTCTGCATCTGTCTTACCTTGACTCTTATACTTAGAAATTTCTGCACCACGAATAGCTGTCAGGTCAGCACAATCCTTAATTGCAATATTTTGCCAATATTCACAAGTTGCAACACCCAAGTGACGAGAACCAGAATGAATAACAATATAAAAATTTCCTTCATCATCCTTATCGACCTCAATGAAATGATTGCCCCCACCTAGCGAACCAATCGACAAAAGTTCTTCTCTGCGAACATCAGCAATGAGTTCTTCAAACTTTTCATCAAATTCATTACCAAAACGGTGACGGTTTGCTCTGTGTTCTTTACCTGATGGGATTTTTTCCTTGATTACTTTATCAAGTTTACCAAATTCAATAAACTTTGCCTTAATCTTAGCGACAAGCATTCCACAACCAATATCGACACCGACAAGATTAGGAACAACCTTATCTTTAATAGTCATTGTGGTTCCAACGGTGCAATCTTTCCCAGCGTGACAATCTGGCATGATTCTTACTTGAACATCTCTTGCCCAACATTGACACATCATATTTAAAATTTGAGAATATGCCGCACTATCAATATTATCCGTAAAAACTTTTGCTGTATTATATTTGCCTTGAATATCAACCATAATTAAACAACCCTGTGGGTTTCGCTCCACTCTAAGAAATACTTTTTAATTGTTTCTGATGCACTTTGAGCCATTGCTTCTGCATCTCGCCATGTATAGTTTTCACCTATACGTTCATAATGAAAACCTGTTTTACAAGTATCATAATCATGAAAATAATTATATACATAGGCTACGAAAAAGCCGCCTTCATATTTAATCTTATATTTACCTACTTTAGCAATAGATCTATCCCATGCCATATCATAGAAAAAGATATAAGCAAATGTTCCACCAAAAAGTAGAATCAAGAAAATTATGAAAATAATAAAACTACCGAACATCATTTTTGTCCTTCCTTTTTGTTTCCCTTTCATCATACTGGACTTCTTTCCAGACTTCTGGTGGTTTTTCATCAGTAAAATGATCAAGAACGCCGATTATAACGCCGATAATAATAATTACACCTATAAAGAATATACCTGCAGAAACTCCTGGTGCTAAGAAACCAGAAACGATTGCATCCGGAGAATCTCCGGCATATTGCGCTGCTAATATTTTTAATCTAGTTGCATTATCCATAATCTATAATATAGTAAAATAGTCTTGATTTGTAAATAGAAAAACCTGTGACCTAAATCACAGGTTTATGTAAAAAATATTTAATGGGGGAGATATTCTTAAGCGCAGAACTATCACGTTGCGGACTACTCCTTTACGCTGCCAGGAATTTAACCCGTTTTCTTCTCCTTACTTAAATATTTTAGAGGCGGTGGTAGGATTCGAACCCACGGAGGGCTATTAACCCTCGTCCGATTTCAAATCGGAAGCCATAATCCACTCGGCCACACCGCCATAAAAAATTTTTAGCCGAGGATGAGAGGCTCGAACTCCCATGCAGTTTCCTACGTCTGATTTCTAATCAGGTGCCCCACCAATTAGGCGAATCCTCGAAAAGTGGTTCATAGTTACCAGTGAACCGTGCTGTATAAGTTTCTCCTATACTGAAACTTACAAACCCTAGACCTTATCTTCGACGTTGCGCACCGTATATAGGAGCCGCCAGTCCGTTCTGCTTCCTATAGTTTCCCTTTTTAGTCCCGGTGGTAGGATTCGAACCTACGA